GATGATCGATATGGGATTCCCACACGAGAAGTGTGTGATGAAACCAGATTCAGTTATGGTATTCTCTTTCCCAACAAAGTCGCCAGATGGATGCTTAACTCGTAATGATCTTTCTGCACTTGATCATCTGAGTCTTTGGCTAACATATCAAAGATTCTGGTGTGAGCATAAACCAAGTATCACCGTAACTGTTCGTGAGAACGAATGGATGGAAGTTGGTGCATGGGTGTATAAGCACTTCGACGAGATCAGTGGTATTTCTTTCTTACCACACAGCGATCATAGTTATCGTCAAGCACCATATCAAGAATGCACCAAAGAAGAATTTGAAGCATTGACTGAGAAGATGCCCAAGAATGTGAATTGGTCAGATCTACACAAGTATGAGAAGGAAGACAAGACTACAGGCACTCAACAGTTTGCATGTAGTGGAGACAAGTGTGAGTTAGTAGATCTTACTAGTTAATATATCTTCCATAAATACCTGTATGATAATAGCAGGTGTGGATTACAGTTTAACTTCACCTAGCATTTGCATATACAACTCTGCATCTGGTAAATTTATATTTGAACATTGTATGATATATTTTCTTTCTGATGTGAAGAAAATGCATACTTTGTTTTTAGGAAATGTTCGTGGAGAACCCTTTGAGGATTATGATCACGAATGCAAGAGATACGACACAATTTCGGATTGGGCGATGCAGTACCTAATAGGTTGCACGATGGTTGGCATAGAAGACTACGCTTACGCAGCCAAGGGCCGCGTATTCCATATAGCGGAGAATACGGGTATTCTCAAATACAAACTGTTTCAACAAATGATACCAATAGAGACATTTCCCCCAACAGTAGTGAAGAAGAACGCAACCGGCAAGGGGAATGCGGACAAGACGAAGATGTACGAGTCTTTTGTATTAGAAACTGGCGTGATGCTGAAAGACATCGTTAGTCCCAATAAAAAAGATGTCGGAAACCCCGTTTCCGACATCGTAGACTCTTATTACATCTGCAAGAGCCTTTGGCAGAAGATTTCTGCCTCAAACTAATATGATTTGTTTATTCAAACTGCGTAATGTATAAATACCTTACCAACAGTTGAATTGGGATTGACCTTATCAGCTCCTCTCATTCGAGGATTTACCCAAAGTGTCGTGGCTGGATCACCTCCTTGTAATAGGGGTCCCCTTTGGAAAAGTTCACATTGAGGGTGCATCGGTAAAATCATTTTAGTCCTTTTTCGCATGATCCCTTTCTCTGTAATATCTCGTACCCGCGAGAGCAAACTCATACCGTCACTGGTATGTTTTTGTTTATAGTGGCTGATCTGGTTTTACTACTGGTTCATCTTTGTGCTGACCATCTTCACATAACAGAGGTCTGCGAACGAATTCTCTATATGCCCATAGTGCAGTTATAACTGCGATGGGAGCATACCACAAAACCCAACCATATGAAGCTTTTACTCCACCCGCTTGTGCGATCTGGTCTTTTAATTGCAGCATAACTACGCTGTCGCCACTCATGTCTGGAACAATAGTTGGAGAAACATTACAACCAAATAGGAGTAATGATATGCCGATTAATAAAATAATTCTCATGGATACTCCTTATGATTTGTTGGTTGCAGCAGCTGAACCGAAGTAGAAACCTACTATGCTCAGCAAGATTTGACGATTTTCAGATGCCCAGAGAAATCCATTAATTTCTACAAAGAACTTCTTGCTGCTCTGTGGAAACAAACCAAACAATCCTTCTGGGCTGGTAGTGTCAACTTCTACGAAAGTTGGTACACCAAAGAAGGGAAGAATAAAGGGTGCTGCAAAAGCACCAAACAGTATTGTAAGTACGATGATCTGACGAACAGCTTTGCCGGAATCAATTGATACTCTTGCAACTGCTTTGTCTTGATTATCTGTGGTTTGCTTGTTTGCTTGAATGAGCTGAGTGAACATCTCTTTTTGATCTTGACTCTTCTGAGCAAGAAAACGAAAAAGAAACCCAGTAGCACCACCAGCAATCATGCTAATCAATTCGGGTGAAAACATAATAACCTCCGTTGTAAGTATTTATGACGTAGTAGCGCCAGGACCAAATCTTTTTGCGGCATTTTCTGTGTTCTTAGCTGGGAATCCACCAGGACCCTCTCGCACAAATTTGGCTTGAGTTTCTGATACTCCCGGTTTTCCCATAGAAGATACAAAGCCTTCATGTTCTTCTTCTGCGTGAGTTTTTAAGCCTGGAAACTGATCCGAGTGTGTTTTAAACTGATCTAGTATTGCATGTTTGGCAGTATTGATATGTGCATGTGCTTGAAATAAACCACCAATGGATGATCCGTGTTGATCTATTGTAGAATGAAATGAATCTGTCATTGTCTTCTTGGTTTTGTCAGACAATCCCTTTTGTGAAGATTTTGCCATATGAACAGGAATGAACTCTCTCAACCCCTGAGTTGTTCGTTCTCCGGTTGTTCTTGCTGCATGATTTGAATACTCCTGAACCATTCTATGGAACTTTGTATCACTTGGTAAAGTCTTTGCAAACTTTGCTATATCTTTATTTGCTAGAATTTTCTTTGCAGCAGCAATAGATGAAGAAACAGTTTTATGTAATTTTGGATGAAGACCTAATTTGGTCTGTTTGGTAATTGCCAAATCAGGAATCCAAGCACCAGAGACTTTCAATCCAGACGTATCTGGATGACTAGAAACTTTACGAAGATTTAAGCCATCTGTCGTATATTCTGAGTGTGGAGCAAATCCAAATGTTGCATCAGCTGGTGCATGGTAGTGAATGGCGTTTGGTTGTATTCTGCCAGGATGAGCTTGAGTAAACATCAAATCGCCCTGGATGGCTCTTCCCGGTTTTATTGAAGATCTTCTGGTAAAGTCTAGAGCTGGAATTAGTTCTTTGATCAGATGGGCTTTTCCAGTTGCATGAATCTGTTCTGGAGTAGTATATTCAGCTGCTCCTGACTTATATGCCACAGCTGCAGTTCCATCATTATGTCGTTTAAGAACAATACTCATACCACCATCTGCTTTTAACGACATCTTATGGTTAGGTGTTGATGCTCCGGTGCTAAAACGTCTGTGGACAGCTTCTAGGTGCTTTATAGCGTGATCTGGAGCACCATAGTAGAGAAAGTCACCAAGATGCGTCATATGTCCTGTAGTCTCTACAACGCGACCTTTTGCTTCTGCTAGCAGTTCTTCAAACATGCGTCTTCGTCTAGGACCAGACTTCTTATACTTTGCTGCCGATTTGGGAGACACCACAACATTCCCAGCATTCTCTGGTTCAGCATCTAAGTTACTAATATTACTCACGCCAGCCAATCCACCACCACCCACTGACATACCATCTTCGAAGATGTATGACACATTATCAAGAAACTGTTGACCATTCCCACCAAACGATTCTACTTCTTCTGCTAGTGCATTAAGAGCTGCAGTGGGATTTGTTACAGTATAGCGAACAACCGGATCGGCTGATGTCAACAGAGCACGTTTTAGTATGACAACCAATCTATTAAAAGCACTACCAGCTGTTCTCTCTCGAACAGTTTCATAGTCTTTTGGTTCTTTTAGAAATTTACCACGAGCATCAATGATTCCTACTCTGTAAATATCCATCTGATTGAATGGTTTTGCCAGTTGTGACAAGAATTCCCAGACGGTGAAACTAGTTACGATTTCGGAAAAAGATAGATTCATTTTAGCTCATTTAAAATTGTTGTTATCCTATGGTCACTTGGAGTTTTGTTCAAATCGACTTCAGGAATTTTTCGTGGTAGTATCTGTAAATAATCTAAAAAAGATCTCAAGTATGGATGTAAATGCGGACAAACTTTATAAAACAAGATTCTAGAGCAAGCTTCATTACCAAATACATTATTCAATATAATTATGTGGTTTAAAATCAATCTTTCTTTTAGAATCTTCTTCTTGTCGTATCGATTTAGGAGCCTTTTAACATACTTTATACGATTGATGTCTTCATTGAATTCTGCTAATCCCTTACAGAAAGGATTATCATATTCCTTCATGGCATACATCGTGAAGGTTTCATCATTTAAAGGTCCAAAAATCATTAATAATTAAACTTCTTCTATATGAGCTTCAATCATAAATATACCAGATTTATCGCCATCTTTCACAGCGGTAACTTTGCATTTTAATACAAAATTCTTACCCTTAAATCCATTGGTAACCTCAAAACCATTTTTCAGATCATGGCTAGGAGATGTTCCAAATGTTCCACCATATCTCTTGAGTGGAAATTGATATTGAGTATCTAAAGACAATTCACTTGCTCTATTGAGATCAAAATCAACACCTGTTAGATTTAGCTTTGCTCGGAGGAGATACAAAGCAGATCGTGGATCGACATATGACTTGGCACAAAAAGCAGTAATGAATGAGTTCATCGCATGCATACCAAACTCGTCATCGTAGCTTACTGGCTTAACATCCGGATTTGCAGATCTTCCTTTTGACTGCAGGACTGGATCATAACCAAATCCACCACCTTCTGAGTTTTCTTCTGTTATTTCGGATCGTAGTTCTTTAAATCGTTTCATGGGTTCCTCTTATCTGTATTTAGGTTTAATTTGGTCTGATCTGGAAAGTGCTTAGCTCTGAAGTCAGACAACATGTTTCGTATTTCAGCACCAGATGGTATTTCATTACCTTTTCTTCTAGCTTCTTGTTGTTGAGCTAATGCTTTTTTGATGTGTTTTTCTTCTGCTTCGTAGTCATACGGTGGTTCATCATCCTCTTCTTTGATGAATTTGGTAAAAGATATCATTCTTTATCTTTCTTTGCTTTCTTCTTTTTACCACTCTTTACTGGCTTTTCCTTCTTACCACCACGTTTTCTTAGCTCAATGTAGGTTGCTAATCTATACTTAGCATTTTCCGCTGTGTCACCCTTTTTAATGGGGGTAGCTTTAACCTTCTTAGCAATTCTATCTCTGCTGGTTATTTCCTTTTTAGACATGGTTCCCGCATGCTCTTTATTGACAATTTCTTCTTTGACTAATAGATTTTCTTTAATTAAAGTCTTCATCTTAGATTTTAACTTAGTGAGACGTTTAGGTTTATTAACAGTAGGTTTTGACAGCTTGCGTTGTTTAGATGGTTTTTTAAACTCTCTAAGCATTCCTTCGCTCATGTACTTCAATGAAACTACATTATCTAATTTCATTGGAATGCTGGTTTCTCCAGAAACAACTTCAATGTCATAACCCTCTCGCAACGATTTATTCGTTGCTATACGAACGATTCCTTTGACATAGTTCAACTTTCCATCTTCTTTGATGTACTGAACAATTGCTTTTTTATTGAGTGATGTGTTGTCTATTTTTTCTAATATTATCTTTTCCATACTACAAGAGTACCTTTCTGTCATATTTTTTGGTTTTAATGTTTTGCCAGCAAATGTTACAATCTTCTTGATCGTATGTTTACAGTTGCAACCTTCGTCGATTTGTTTCATGTTAATATCCCTTTTCTTGGTTACTTAGCTGAACTTCTATTGAATCTCTTGCATCTCTAATGTGGCATGATGCCATTTGTTTATTTACAGCATCAAGTTCTTTTTCATCGCACCACTGAATGAGCAAGAAGGCAGTAATAACACCTTTTACTTTTATTGGTAGGATCGACAATCCTTGAACATTATTTTCTTCTAGGAATTGTTTTGAGTATGAATGTATTAGATCATCTATATGAAAAGGAGTTCCATCTGTTTTTAACATAATAGACAACAAAGGAACGAACATAGAACACAATAACCCTGTCATTCTTCTTGAGTCTGCTGAGACTCCTTTCACAAGAGACTCATGAGTTAATGTAAATTTACGCATGGATACCCCATCCATGAAATACTCTCCATTATGAAATTGTAATACTTGAGTTCTATCAGAGTTAGTTTGGATTCTCAACTCAGTCAAAGTTTCATGTATTCCGGTATGAACACGAATAAATCCAATATGTTCTTTTTCATTGTCTGGTTTTTTCACAAACATCTTTATAGATGCTGCAATGACTCCAACAATTACTCCGGAAATTATTGTAATAGTTTCAAACCACGATACATTACTTGCGCTTGACATATTTAACATCTTTTGTTGGATTTACTGCGAATGGGGTATCTTTTATGTATTTTAGTAATAAAGCTTTAGTTCCTACTTCTCCAGCACCGTGTTCTTCATGCATAGCACGGTTTTTACTTTTAGACAACACTCTTAAATTGCCATTGGAATTGTTTTGTGGATTTCCATCTTTATGATCTACATCTTTTCCATCACCTTTTTTAACCCGACCAGTTTTCATCAACTTGCGTCTAGCTAAAACTCTTTTACTTCGGTTTGCTCTTTGCTCCGCAGTACCATGATACTCTTTATATTCTTTTTTATAGTTACGAGCTTCTTCTATGAAGCTCTCAAACAGCTCTGGTCTAATCACGCTGTTTTCCCACATCTCATGAAGCAGATCTATTGCATTAACTTCTTCAACATTTTTTGTAATTGTTTCTGGTGAAACTAAGCCAGATGAAAGAATAAAATCAACTGCGTCTTGATCGTTCATGTTCTCGACTAAGAAATCATTTATAAAGTCATATGCCTCTGACATTTCCTGAGAACCAGAAGTATCGAATTGAGAGTAGTCTACAACAGGTATTGCAACTTCCGTTTCACCATCTATCGTGATGATGTTGTAGTCTCTTGCAGAACTGTCAATATAGTCAGACATATCAAGTGCATTTGATGTTATGAATTCAGGTTCAATACCAACATAATTCATTAAACCAATAACATCATCTCCAATGTCTCGTAAATCTTGATCAACTTGTGATGATGAACCGGGATTAATTATTGGTACATTTAATTGTTGTTGTTGCTGTTGAGTTTCAGTTTCAAACTCTTCCTTCAAATCAATATTCAATACGGTTGATAATCCTCTGATTTTATTTGCACCTGTGCCTTTAGATCTTCCTTTAAATCCACCTCTGAATCGAAGATCCTTCATTAGTTTTTTGATCAAAGATTCTGATATCTGTTCCATCTTCACATCCGTGCCATCTTTGCTCAACGCTAAAACATGACTGGCAGTTTGTGGTGCTTTCTCACCAAACTTCATACTACCACTCATACTCTCAAGACAGAATCCCATTTTGAATTCATCACTTGAGTCAAATATTTCTATTAGCTTAGCTCCTGCTTTTTTATGTAATTTCTCTTGTTCTTCAATAAGAACCTTTGATGCTTGAAACTGTTTATCTCTTGGCTCTTGACCATCAGCAACCATTTTCTTTATTGCTGTTGCATCCCATTGACCAAGTTCGGCGGATTTAACAAACCCACTAATCATTTTCTTCAGCTCAGTCACCAGCTTAGAAACTTTTGGATTTTTAGAAGCAATGTTTCCTGCATATTCCATTGCTGCTTCAATTGTGGCAGTTGCTTCGCCAGATTCTGCGTTTAGAATTCTAGCTGATCCGCATTTGACGCTAGCTCTAATGCACTTATTCATATCAATCTTTGAGATATCTCCTTTAGACTTCTCCCAAAGATCTTTTGGTATGAATATTACATCAGTCTTTGATGTTCCATTTGTAGCTCCAGCTTTCTTCCACAACTCAGAAACTCTTCCTTTGTTCTTTCCCATATGAAAAGAAACGGATTCTCCGATTTGATTGAATATCAAATTTGCTGCTCGCTCAGCTGAAGCATATAAAGTCTGGCTATTCTGTATTTTTGCAATAGTGCTTTCGTTCTCTGTTCCAGTCTTAACCCCCAACATCTGATTCATGACAATAGGAATCGCTTCCTCAAGGTCAGTTGCTTTATGATCCCAATCTGGGAATTGCGATCTACTACTAGTAGTTTTCCCGTGTGGTGGAGTTTTAGGAAGTTGTGGAAGAAGCGTTCTTGGATCTTGCTGAGTTACAGTTGGAGCAGGAGCTTCTTCTGCTTTCTTCTTTTTCTTCTTCTTCGGTTCTTCTTTTTTGTTTCCCTTTTTCTTACCTTCTTGTTTTCTTGCCCACTCAGGAAATAGTTTCTTAGATGATGGAGTTATAGCAAAGCTGGAATCGTCAAGATATTTTGCAGCTTTGCCTCTGTCAAAATGTTGGGGATCAACAAGAACCTGAGAACTGCCAATATCAGCTTTGTCTACAATTTTGGTTTTACCACCCTTTGTAGCCACAACAGCAAATTGAGCTTTTTTCCCCTTGCGCTCTTCTTGCTTTCGGATTGTATCTTTCTTCTTTGGATTTCCTGCGCTGCGAACTTCTGTTCTAACATTTGCTCTCACCTTAGAAGGAGATGCTACTGATTTCTTTTTCATCTTGGTAGCTTCAGTCAATGATTCTTCATTAATTTCTTGCGACACTTCTTGCGACATAGTGTCGCGAGCAATTTTACGATTAGCCAATTCATTCAATATAGCATTAGCACTTTGTGCGCCCATGCCCACTCTTATAGCTTCTTTTCTTCCTAGCATAATAGAAGAACCTATAGCTTTGCTTTCTTCCAACATATTCACAAATGATTCTATGGATTCGGGTGAGAAATATTCAGTTATATTTTTCTTCTTTGCTGCATTTCTGGTTCTAGCCATAGCATTTCTTTCTACTCTTCTTTTTTCTTCTGCTCCGGGAACGACATCAGTAAACTGCTTACGAAGCATGGTTGCATATTGTTTTGTACCTTTAGCTTTGTGTATGGATTCTGGCATAAACGCACTAGCCAATTCATCATCTCCTGCTAGAATTGCTTTTCTCATTCTACCAGCTTTTGCATGTTCTACTGGAATTCTGCCATTCACAACTAGCTTCTTAAGTTGATCTCCAGTCAGATCTTCTTCGTTTCTTTTTGATGCTAACGGATGAAAGTCAATCTTAACTTTATGAACAGTCTTACCATCGGATCCTATCACTCCACCATACTTTTTGACATGAGCTTCTACCTGAGTTTTTAGTGTTGGTTTACCAGTGCTAGTACCAAATTGATCTGGACCAACAGCTACAGTTATATGCTTATGTCCTCCTTTTTCAATCAGATGTACAATGTGATGAAATGGAGTGACTGATGATTTTTGGGGTACTACTCCGAATTTTAATTTAGTACCAGGCATGCTATCTTTAATATACGCATGTGATCCCTGTATCAACTTTTCTTTTTGCTTGAATGCTAGTGGTGCATCTGGAGCATTCTCAGAAGCACCAAGTCCATGATAGAAGTGACTGTACCCGGTAGAAGCAGCATGAGCAGCTGCAGCTTGAGCAATTTCCTCATGTCCCCGTGTGTATGGGTTAAATGCGCCAGTTACTAGGAAGGCAGATCCAACCGATTTTGCTTCTGTCATTAAGTTGAGTAGTTTGTTCATGTATTACATTTTCGGAAAGTGTTAACCCAGTAGAGTATGTAGAAAAAGAAAGCCGAGCACTTGCTCGGCTATTAGTACACCCGGAGAGTATTTTGGGTGTCTTAAATGAGTTTTTCTACCTTGATGAACCCTTTGTGGCTTTTGCGCTTACCATTCATCAGTTCATACATGGCAGATTTCGATAGATCGTGTATTCGGCAGAACTCCATGAAGTTTTGCACGAGAAAGGATGCTCCAGTAGAGTTGGTAAACATCCAGAGTTTTGTTGGAGTTTGTTCCGTTTCTTCGGGTTTTTCATCCCACTTCCATGCCAATCCTGTCTTTATAAAACGACCACCATATTTTTCTACAAAAGCAGATCTATATTTGTGGGAAGATGCAGTTTCGTTGGCTTTTACCCATTCTCTAGTGTTTTTTATGTTAATCAGTTGTGTGCTATTCATGATGATCTTTCCTAAAAGTATCTATTGCTTTCTTGAGTTTACGAACATAATTAACAGGATTTCTTTCAAACACTTGAACCTCTCCTGTTTCGCATGTGATGATTATACAAATATTTGTTATGGGAATTCCAAATAATTCTTGCCACATTATCGCATACGCAGTTGTCTGTGTGAAATAATTCTCAATGTGTTCTTCTGTCTTTAATCGAGTGCTTCCCTTGAAGTCTATTACTGACAGTTTTCCATTGAATTCTGCGATGCAATCGATTCTTCCTGCTAGTTTTAAGTTTCTACTGAACAGCGGAGCTTCTATTGCATGAATGTTGTCAATTTGATCTAGGATAGGCTTTGTCTGGAGAAAAAGATCCAGTACATCCGGCATGATCTCTTTCGATTTGAGATCTTGGTTTAAGAGGTATCTTTCGATGATGGAGTGCAGGTTTGTCCCTCTTTTTATTACCCGCTTTGATTCTGCTTGATTGTTTTTTCGCCATTGTGCAAAGAATATACGTTTTTCCCAACCAGTTACTGTTGTCACCGAAGGATAATGCACACCTTCGCAAAGATATCTGCGACCGTTAATCTCATCTTCGACGGATTCGATAGATGCGAAGGTGTGCGGAATGTGGGTAAATTGTTTTTTCACTAGTCACAGTATACATCATGAATACGCTATAGTCAATTACTTTTTAGGTGCGCCTCTGAATTGGCTAGTAACGTCATGATTTTTTTCATCATAGACTTTGAAGTTACTCTTGCCACTAACAATACGCATTACACCCTTATGAGAAACTGCTGTTCCTTTTTTCTTCATGCCTTTATCCATGAAAGTAATCTTGAATAGCTTTTTCTTGTGCTTTACTATAGATTCTCTCAGTGCTGTAACATCTTGCATTGACTGGTTCTTAATTATAGAAGCAACACCATATGGATCAGTAGTAGTAGGACTTCCAGCTCGCCCTGGTTCTACGGTTTCTTCTTCTTCTTCTTCTTCTGGTTGCTGTCCGGGAGTGTTTCCCTTTGGTGTTAGTGGAGCAGGTTGGGGTGGAGGAGGAGGAGGTGCAGTGGCTTCACCTAGTGTCTTCTTTTTAACTATACCATTTTCTCCTACTTCTTTCTCTCCTATTTTTCCGACTCTTCTTCCAACTTCACCAGCTGCTGCCATGGTTCCAGCTCTCAATGCTGCTGCTCCTAATCCTCCGGCAGCAGCGCCGCCTGCAGCAGCGCCACCACCTATACCAAGTAAACCTAGTAGCAATGGTGCGAGTTCTAACAAAACTTCTTCCATAATGCATGAAAATACTTCTTCTGGACTATTTTCATTAATTAGCGTGTGAACGTCTTCAGACAAATCAATCTGTTTGATTGTTGGTCTGTTCATGCATTGATCAAAACCGATCCGAGTGAGCAATTTCTCTTGTTCTTCTGTTAACTCTACCCCCATCTTGTCTTCAAATGCTTGTAGACTGTAACAAACGGCTTCAGTTATTTGTGCATATAGTGCATCATTACTTGGTTTATTGACTATTGAGTTTACAGCTTCTAACAGGGATCGTTGTTTTGAGTTATTCATAGAAATCTCCGAAGGTATTTATAGTATACATACTTTTACTTATAAGAGGAATACTACATGGATTATAAAAGCGCAAGATTAGTTGGTGCAAGCGGAAAACTTCAGAAAAATAAGGGAGTAATGTTTATTGGCACAAACAATCAAACCTGCACATTAGGATTTAAAGGTCTTAGTGGTGGAAATTGGGTTGATTCTTCTGTAACTTTGACTTTAACCACCACTCAGTTGTCTATTATTATTCCTGTGCAAGTTTATGGTGCTACTCTTGGCACTGGATCTTTATTCGAACTCAATTAATCTTTTTTAGTAGACCAAAGTTCTCCTTCGGCTTTTCTCCTAGTGATTAAGCCAGGGAGAACTTTTCCTTGAGACTTATTATACTTTGTTAGAGCAGCGGGAACTTGATGCCAATTATCAGGATGACTGAGAGCACCTGAGATGCTTTCAAATCCCTTCTTACCATAAAAATTCTCACCAACATTATACGAGAAGCTCATCATTGCTGCTTGTTGATGCGGTGACATCTTACCCCAATGTGGTAGTTTTGCTAACTTTGGAGAAACTACATTCTCTAGGTGGTGAGTGAAATGTTTCTGCGCGTCTTCTCGCGTAACAGTATCACCCGGTTGAACTGCTTTTCCAGTTGAGTACCGAGTGTTTCCATACCCAATAGTCCAATGCCCATCTTTGTTGTATGCTTTTGTTTCAAAACCTTCTTTGCCTGTGATCAATGCAGAAGCAATACCATGAGCAGTTGGTGTTGATTTTTCTTCTTTTTTCTTTGCTACAACTTTTCCAGAACCAACACTAGGAGCAGGAGAAGTTATCGCAGTTCTGCTTGGTTGTGGATTAGACATAAGTTTATGTCCGCCAATAACAGAACCAGCCAAACCTAAACCAATTGCTGTTCCTTTAACTAAATTTTTAAAGTCCATAGTTTCTTTTAATTGTGGAGTTTCTGGAAATAATATAAAGCTAGTACGATTGCCCATTGTCTCACTATAAGCTTGACGGCTGTGTTTATTTGGCTCATATGGTTCTCCGACAGTAGGAGGACTTGATGTTGCTGATTTACCAATTCTTTTTTCTATCTTAGCTGCATATTTTTGTTGTTGTGTTGGTGATAAGTTTGGTTTTTTAATTGAAGTTAGTTCCATTTTATCATGAAGATTATTATAAGCTATAGTTGGAATTCGTTCTCCAGATGGAGTAATCATATGACTGTTAGTATCATAAAATAAATGTACTTTTCCTATCTTTGCTAATCGAGCCCACACAGATTTTGCACCAGTGCTTTGATCAGATCCAGCAAGTAATGGAGATTGGTTATGATTTGCTATGGCTTGATAAACTTTTGGAACTAGATCTTCAACTTTAGATTTTTTTCCACGATGATCTTGATGTACTCGCACATGCGATACAGATAAATGAGTAGAATGTCCAGTAGCTTTATGAAAACCACTATTTTCTTTTCTGTCTGTTCTAGAAATTTGAACTGTGCCAACTAATTTATGGCTTCCAGATTCGTTGGGATGAGTAATATGATAATGTGTTTCATTTCCCATCTTGTGTATATGATATGGACCAACTTCTCCTATTTTAAACTTACCACTGTTAAAAACTGCAGGATGAGCATCCATAGGAACATAAAAACTTCGTTCATTATATGATGCATCAACCTCAGGCGACATGGCTATCGGTTCTTCGTTTAAATAGCGTTTATTCATACATTTATGTAGTTTAGCCATTTATTTTAATTTGTCGTGGATTTATGTGTCCAACTATGGTATAAATAACCCTACACCCGCTACAAAGGGTGTTAGTCTTTAAAATCTTACAAAAGGAGATATGAATGAAGACAGTATATTCAGTTATGACTGCATTAGCAGTATCAGGAACCGCAGTTGCACAAGAAGTCGCACCTGCTCCTGCGTCCACTCAGATCGTAGATGCTTTGTCTCTTACACAGACAGTCGGCATCTATGCTAAGAATGGTTCTGCTAGTTCAGTAGCAGCATTAGATTCTACTATTGCTGCAAAGGCATTTGGATTAGATTGGCACTTCAATGTTCCAGTTTATATTTCGGATGCTAGTGGTTACGGTTCGTTGGAACTTGGCGTTTCTTGGGATTTTCTCAAGAGTGCAGAGTTCTTGTCATCCAAGACAACTCTCAATGTTGAGGGCGGTTTGTGGATGCCAACAGGTTCAGCAGGTTATGAAACCACAGATCTCAATCCACACATCGGTTTCGGTGTGAATATGGATTGGACTAATTGGAATTTTAATCAAACTGCTGATTACCGTTTCGTTCCCGGTAGTATGTACGATCCACTTCTTGATCGCGTTGATCAAGATGTTGTTTCTCTTGTCAGTGATATTGACTACAAGTGGAGTAAGGAACTCACTGTTGGTGTAAATATTACTCAAGAGTATTTTGATGGCGGTGGCGTTGCGCTGCTCGGTCCATCGATGAGTTGGAAGCCAGCAACTTCTGTTGATGTATCAGCAGGAATTGGTTTCCCTGTTTGGCAAGAACTCTCTGTTGAGAATTCTTGCGTTGTAAATGCTGGTGTTAGTTTTAAATTCTAAGAAAGGAATATTACTATGGTTACTGAAAATGAAGTTTGCGTAAAGAAGTGTTGGATGCCCGGTGGTTTTTGCTGGAAGAATGTTTGGCATTGGGCTTTCGCTCTTGCTGTTCTTCCATTCGCCGTCAAGGGCGTTGCTGTATTGGTTAATGCTGTTCACACTGTTGTGGACACTTTAGCTAGTAAGTGATTTTACATATCATCTAAGAAAACAAACCCCTCAGTTTGACTGGGGGGTTTGTTTGTATAAAAATATAATAATTATTTTATGCGTTGATTGCGTATGATGATGCGTAATCACAATAATGATCTATTCCGCGCAGATCTTGTTTACCACTATTCTTGTGGTGCGTTGTATTTTGCAATACCATAATCATAGCTGATTGATTTCTATTAAACTCTAAAAGCTTTTCGTTTTCTTTATTGAGTTCAGCATTTTCTTTTTGCAACCGCTTGCGTTCATGATCGATTATAGAAATATCTTCCAAAAGTCTTTCAACTACACTCACAGCTACTTCTGAAAAAGCTTTATTCATTTCATCACTCATCATTGCCCTTACCCCATCCTGTTCCATGTTTGTAATGATTAATAATGTCTTCTGTATATTTACCTGATGCTTTGAGTACTCTAATTTCTTCAGCAGCATCGCGACAAATATCATAAACTTCTTGGTTTACTGTACGCCATTTATCAGCCATATTTCGTAATCTTGTTTCTACGTCTATCATAGTCTTTTATTTTGTGTCCTTCCACTTTTATTTGTGGATATTGTGGCTGGTGGTGCAACAGGTACTGGAACATTTCGAGCCATTGTGTATGCTCCCCATGCCGCTTGTAGTTGAGCAACATCTGCTCCATCTATTTTGCCGTCTCCGTTGATATCCATGAAGATATTGTTGTTTCCCCATGCGCCGAGAAGCATTGCCAAATCTGCACCATCGACTTTACCGTCATCGTTCAAGTCTTCGATCTTAGATGACAGCATAACATGAGTTACGGAGTAGCCGTGCGTCTTGAGTTGAGCATTGATTGCAATAATCTCAGGAGCATTCACCTGCATACCACCGTTCATCAATCCAACGAATATAGTATGTCCACCACCATCAATGACGAATGCAGGACTGCCGGAATCGCCACCCCAAATGACTGGCCATCCGCCAGCTTGTGCGCCTTCATTGACACCATCTTTGATTGGCATAACACCAAAGCCGCTGCACACATCAGCACTACTTACGAAAGACTTATCCATCTCCATCTTATAAGCCTTACCTTCACACTCAAAAACCCATACAGGGTGTTTAAGTGGAATATATCGCGCATCAGCGATATGATCATACACACAGACATCATCAGCAGGGAATGCTGATTCAAATTCTAATAGAGTGTGATCAGGACCAATTGAAAAGGTTACCTTTACGACTTTGCGAGTATGTCGAGTGCCAGACTTACCTAAGAATGTGTAGGCTTCATATTCACCGACAGGGCGACCTGGTCCTCTGTAATGCTCACAAATGAGAGCATGTTTGGGTGATATGAGAACAGCAGCAGGATTGGTTGTGTTCCAGAAATTAATACTCTCCGCAATATACGGAGTGGTGAGATTGCCTCTTAGTAATTTAGAGTACTCTCGTGCAAATGCGCGGGGGCGTAAACTTACACCCGACCAATCAACTGCTGCTCCTTGACAAGCAGCATTGAATCCCTTCTGCTCACCACCAACAAGTGGTACGAGTGTTGCGGGGGCGTGGTAGGTATGAATGTCATGAAGGACGGGGTTGTAATTTTTGAGTATTGCCATAGTCCCGTATTTATGACAAAACTTATTGTGAGTGTCGCTCCTTCAACCAAAACTCTTCATCAGCTTCACGCTGTGCATCCTTGGCATAGAATGTCATCTTCATCTCATAGAAATCCCGTTCCTTGGTGAGAAACTGAATTCGATCCGAAGCCTCCCTCAGGAGATCGCGCACCACCTTGTGTGCGAAATCTGAGTGCTCTTCGAGACGAGCCACAAGAGTGGATGCGTCATTGATCGGTGCATTATCGTTTGTCATTGTCATTGCAATTTTTTCTCTTTTACTTTCTAAACTTCTTCATGAAGTCACACTTGCATTGCTTGAACTCAACATCATCTGCATGAATCAAAAGACTATCCCAATCATCACACCAATGCCATCCATCTTTGAGTTCCTCTGCTGTGAGCATGACGCTCTCATCGCCTTCAAAGGGCTGCATTAGAAAATCAAATCGCTCCTGAGTCATTCCATGTTTTACAAATTGTCCATTAGCCATTGGTATTTTCCTCCTGTGCTAACTTCTGAAAAGTAGTGTGATATTTGGTGGCAATCTTTTCGTAACTCTCAGTGACAGAATTGTTAGGAATAACCATATCCTCAACTTCTCTTCTTGCAAGATCATACAGGAGCTTATTAAGACTTCCGTCTTTAGCACCACCGCCTTCAAAGCACCATCCAATATCATGCAATATCTTCTGCCTTCGGACACTTTCCTTGTGCTTGAGTTGATCGAGTTCCTGAGCAAAATGTACAACATCCTCACGGAGTAGTTTAATCATTTGCAACAGAACATCAGTAGGCGGAACTGCATCACCATGATCGTTACCTCCGACAAATATATCAGACATTGATTTACTTTCCTACAGTAATGGTAATCTTCTGGCAGAGTTGCAGACTCATGAGAAACAATGTACTCGCAGCAAACGTGAGCATGGCTAGAATAGCCAAGTCAAGAAGCACAGAGAATACACCCGGTGGGGGCATTAATGAGAGAGTATAACGCATATAGGCAGGCTTGGTAGTTTTCTTTTTTGTAGTCATGTGATTTCCTTGTGATGAAGTGCGGCAACGCGGTTTCGTATCTCATCGATACTTATTGGATTATATCCGATTCTCTCTACACAGCAAGAGAAATATCTAAGATCTGTCACGCCTTCTACAAGCGTAACTTCTTCGGCATGTAGGTGAGCATGTATATTCAACCAAAACGCATTCCTCTTGGCTCTCCATAGAGACACAGGATGAATTGGAATATGTGACAGAACTTCATTGTCGAGTTTGTGATAGGCACGAACATCTCGAAAGTACTTGGCATACTGAGCAAGAGGCAGATTATCATGGTTACCCTTGATGAGAATCTTTGAGCCATTGAGTGATCCAAGAATCTTGAGATCTTTAGGCTTAAATGCCACATCACCCATGACATACACCTTGTCACCTTTGCGAACAGTCTTGTTCCAATTTTCCATGATGACTGCATCGCCTTCTTCAGCACAAGAATATGGACGAACCTTTTCGCCATTTGCACGAACAAAGCGATACATGGCTTCGTGTCCGAAGTGAGTACAACCGATGAAGTATGTGCATGCGCTCATATGCGTTCTTTTTCAGCTGCGGAGATCATGGAATCAATTATTTTATCTGTACCAGAACAGTAAACACGAAGACTTCCAAACTTCTCCTTGATCTGGTCGACCATAAACGGATTGGCTGGATCTTCTTTTCTGGTTGAAAGATAATCGTTGATTTTGTTTAAAAGCTTTTCGATAACAGGTAGCCATTCACCTGAACATTCTGGACCCCAGAAGTATTTGGAAGTTGTCTTGAATGTGTGTGGATACTTAGTTTTCCACGAAGAAAAAGTACTGTCGGCATCAATATATGTCATTTTAAAGTTCCTATAGAGGAAAGAATATGGCTATTTCTGATTTTTAAGTGTAATCGAAATAACCGAGAAAGTCAACACTCAATATATATTTCATATGAAAGACTTTAAAAAACAATTAAAAGAAGGTCTTCGTGATTGGTTTGGCAATTCCAAATCAAAAGATGGAAAGCCTGGTTGGGTAAATGTCGTAACTGGTGGAAGCTGTGCAAGTGACGAGCCGGGAGAAGGCGTTCCTAAGTGTGTTTCATCTCAAAAGAGAGCCAGTATGACAAAGGCAGAAAGAAAGTCTGCTGCACGAAGAAAGAAAGCGGCAGATCCTAATCAACAATCAAAGTCTAATGCTGCAAAACCAACGAATGTAAAAACTATGAATGAAGAATCTGACAAAAAAGGAAAAGGTAGCGGTAAAAAGGATGCTTGCTACAGTAAAGTAAAGTCGAGATATAGCGTTTGGCCTTCTGCTTATGCTTCCGGAGCATTGGTTAAGTGTCGTAAGGTTGGCGCTGCAAATTGGGGAAATAAATCTGTAAACGAAGAACACACCATGAAAACATTTAATCAACACATAATAGAAAACGATTTGGTTTTGACATTCAACGATTATTTAAATTTCTTGATGGAGGATGTTTCTCTTCCTCAAATGCCATCAGCTGCACCTGACAAGAAGAATTGGGGATCGGTGAAGCAGGGGTTCGATGCTGTTGTGAATCCTGCAGAACAAAAGGTTCATGCAAAGGCTGGAAGAGCCATGCGAAAGACAAAGCTTCTTGGTGCCGAAGGCAGCAACCCAAAACTAGCCAAAGAGGGAATCAATGTTCCCACCTATGCAACCAAAGGACTTTCTCTTTCTCCTTCCACTGAGTCTGGCAGAGTAAACACTTGTGCGTGTGCAACTCAGGAATGCAAAGCAGCATGTTTGAATAAAGCTGGGCGTGGAGCAATGAACTTCACTCAAAAAGCAAGACTCAACAAAACTAATTTCATGTTGGATCACCCAAGTAAATTCATGGGAATGTTGCACAGCGAAATTGACACACACGAAAAATCTGCTGCTAAGAATGGTAAAAAAGCTGCTGTTCGGCTCAATATAGTTTCGGACATTCCACACGAAAGTCTTCACAAAGAAGTATTCACACAACATCCAAATGTGCAGTTTTATGACTACACCAAGATAGCTTCTAGATTATATCATCCGGATGGATCAAAGAAACAACTTCCTTCGAATTATCATCTTACTCTTTCGTCTACTGGTATTCAGGGAAAAGAACAAAATTGGAAACATGTACGGCACCATTTGAATAATGGTGGTGTTTCCGCTATGGTGTTTGCTGTGAAAGCAGGTCGTGGTGGTAAGGAAGGCGATCCGCTTCCAACACATGTACATGATGAAGAAACAGGTAAACGATATAGAGTGATTGATGGAGATTTGCACGATCATCGCCATTTGGATCATGTGTACAATGATGCTCAACCAGGCGAAGGTCTGATTGCTGGTCTTCGTATCAAAGGTGGAAAGAAAATGTTAGCGAAAGCTGGAGACTTTGCAGTTCAACCACACTCAAGTGGTATTGTAACTGTTCCGAAGGGTACAGCTGCCATTAATGAAGCCAGAGTTGATGCATACAAAGCAGCAACAAACTCAGCTGGAGAATTCGCAGGTGATATTGCACGAGCAAGTAAACCTAAATTGGATTCTGTCACTGCCGATGTTACACATGCTGCAAGAGCCCATTCGGCTAACAAGGTACACGCATTAATTTCCACACACCTGTCGAGTGGTCGTGGCGTTGCTGTGCATATGCAATCTACTCCTGAGTTTGGTGCAGAACACGAAGGTGATTTGAGCAGACATCATTTAGTTACCCATGATAACAAGACATACCTCGTCTCTGGCAAAAAGACAATCGAAGTAGCATCAATGAATCCATCGGCTTCTGGATTTGTTTCAATCATGCCACATGCGACAAGAGGAAAGCGATCTGTTTCTCCTATTGGTTACATTCCAGCAGGAGCGGGTGGAGCAGATTCTATAAGAACATTTGATCCAAGTAACTTAGAGAGAACCGGGTTTGGCAAGACTATGAAAATGAAAGTTCCGGGAACTATGGAACTTGATGAAGAAATCGTTCGCGGTTCCGCCGCTGCTGCAATAATGTCACGACTAAAAGGCAAACAACTTCCAACCAAGAAGGAAGCAGAAGCAGCAGAGCATAAAATTCGTATAGAACAAGAACTTGAGAAAGCTGGTCTGGGTAGAATTGGTAAGCCAAGAGAAGTCAATGAAGTACTGGATAATATAAATGATAGAATGGCGGCTAGACATATCACAAAACATTCAATTGATCAGATTGCTGCACACAAATCTATGTTGTCTAATATGGGTGTGATACCAACACACGATTTAGCTGCAAGAGCAACTCAGCAAAAGAAAAATAGAGAAAGTCTTCTTACTCGACTCAACGCTAAACTAGCAAAATGAAATCCTTTCTACGATACATTTCTGAGGATATGCCGAGTGTGACTGAGAACGACAAACGCAGTCATAGAAGAGACGGCGATTCTGAGCTTACTTCAACATTGATTCAGCGTGGGTTTATTCCTCGCATTAAACCGGATGATCCACCAGTTTTGGCTTATACCCGCACAGATAGATATTCGGCTCAACATAAACAAATAGGAAACATTGGTCCATATAAGGTATACCATGCACAAACAAATGATGGTTCATTGAGTCATGATGCTAATCCCAAAAATATTCATAGTGTTGTTGTGAAACACAACGATGACATAGTTGGTCATGCTAGGTTCTTCGAAGAGAATAAACCACACAGATTAGATAATCCTGCTACTACTATACTGTCTCCAGAAGGAGCGCCGCGATTCATGCGCGCTCATACAGGAAAACGAGCACATGCGAGTGATCTTGCTGCAAGAGTCTATATGATGGCAGCTGCTCATACTAAACTTCCAATTATGAGTGGAGACACACAGTCAACGGGAGCGCATAGTA